CCCATGCTCCATTTTCACGACCATAAAACCCTACGCCAGCTCCTAATACGCCAGCCATTGCATACCGTAACATTCCATCTCTAGGCTTTGCTGGAGCTACTGTTATCGGCTCTAAAAACCCCTCGGCTAAGTCATTCATTGCATTTTGAATAGACAATAATTCAGCGTCCAAGAAAACAGATATATCCTCTGTTTTTGTAGGCGTGTAACCCTTAACATATCGATTAAATGCACCGCTTGTACTTCTCACCAATTACCCGCCTTTTGTACATCAATATCATATGAATCTAATCGCCAATTAGTAGACGTTCCGCTAGAGAACTTGATAGCCATGTACCTACCTGTACACATGGAATCAACTGATACCGTCGTACCAATAGTAAACAGAACGGGCGCGTTGTATGTTGGCTCGTCATAAGGCGTGTTACCGTATCCGATAGACACGTATAAATTACCATTGCCATAAATCCGTGGGCGAATGCCTCGGATGAGCTTTAACGATTCAGCCTCATCAAACGACAATCCTTTACGCTCTAAGAATGAGGTTATTGTCGTGCCTGCAAAGGTTAAAGCAGCGTCTAGTAAATATAATTTAGTCGCATCGCTAGCCATAACGGATAGTGAACGGTTCAAACTTGCACTTGAAGCGTCCCAAGGCGAGGCCTGAGAGTTCCACGAACCCGCCGCTGTGTTCCATGTTCTAGCACTTGAATCGTCAACAGGACCCGATGCTGCATGATTTAACATAGGCAAATCACGGAATGAAATTGTCCTATCGACAAAGTTCCAAACCAATGCACGGTTGCAAGTTGTACTGCCTAATGAGGGGTAACATGCAAATACTTCGTTGTAAGCATAGTCCACAAACACAAAGCATTGGTCAGCACGGCTTGCGTCAATCTGTGAGAATAAATCTCTACGGGTTTGCTTATCGAGTACGGATTGTGACGATTGACCATCATGGACAATGCAATCAGTATTAGAAAATACAAAATGTTGCCCGTTAACTTCGACGGCACAGTTACGCGCCATCATGCCCTGATTGCTGATAATCTTTTGAAACTTGTAAACCAACACGCCGCCCGTGTAGTCCATGCGCCAGATTGACGATTGTTTGTAAATGATGAACGAATCGCGCAATGGTAGACCGTCTACCACCACGTCAAAACCTTCGCTTAAATCAAACTCGCCAGCATCTTTGGTAGCGTCTGCAATATCCCATGTTGACGGAACTGTACCCGCTTGGGCTGGGTGCGACCACTTGACCATGTAGGGGTAATTTACCGCCCCTTTTGTGATGTTTAAAGCAATGAGACTGTTTTTATAAGTCCTCATTGATTTGCAAAAGTTAGTTGCTGGCCAATTTGTCAATGCCGTGCATTTACCAGTCAATAACCATTGCTGCGGCAAATCTGAACCATTGTTGATAATAGGAATGCCACCTAATACCGAGCTAGTCCAGCCGTTACGAATGGCATTGTAATTAACATCTACGCTTGCAGTTTGTCGGGTAATGTTGGTATGAGTTCCACCATTGATTACCGTGTAGATTTTGTTTTGCCCTGCATAAATCCAAGTTCTTACGCCTGCAACGTCAACGGGCAGTACATGGAATGGCGTTACGGCTGGGCTAGGGTAGAGGTCTTTATAGCCTGCAACCTGTGCCGCCATGCCGTCCACAAAACGAATATTGTTTGCATTAGTCCAAATATTAATTGGGATTTCATGCGTAGACAAGTCACGGTTAACACCGTAGCGACCTACTTGCGTAACTTTGGTTAGGCTCATGCTAGAGGATGTTTAATTTTTAAGTGCAACCCGCCCCGATTAGGCTTGGCGCGTCTTTTAGATAGATTACGAACCGAATCAACCAAGCCTGCAACCATTGAAGTTAATAACGTCATCTGGTCGCCATCACGTATCCACTTAGCAGCCTCTAAACATGCAGCGTACATATACAAATCAGCGGCATTGACTGATAGCCAGTTTGTAGGTGCGCTTGCGGTTAGTGGTGCGATATTTGCTGTGTAGTACAGCTTGTAAACTTGGTTTGTCGCTGTTGGAAACAATCTTAACTTGTTATTTTCTTGTGAGTAAGTCAGTGGGTTTGTTGTGGGGTATGTGTCAGTCCGATTGTTATATTCGACATTAACCTCATTACCACCGACAGTCACAGTCAACCGACCCATGAAGCCAAAATCAGCGGGTAAATCAATAAACCCATCTACCGCCGTACCCGTAACAGACAATTCCATTTCACGCAAATCAAGCTCACGAAATAGCGCAGATTCTGCATTAGCTATAAACGTAGGCCATAGCGTCGTAAGGTCTGTTCGGTGCATGAATGAATCAGCACGGGTAATGAGTTCTGTATATGTCATTTCAGGAACTTATCAAAGGTTACCAGCTTTGGATGGTCACGCAAATACACGAGCATTTGATGCTTGCGTTCTTCGCTTGTTTTGTAGGTTTGCATGATGTGAACCAATTGATGCTGTGGAATAAATCCAACATGACGACCATCGCCCCATTTTTCGCCAGCCGTTGCAGCCCGTGCCGCAGACGCCGCTTCAATCAATGGCGTTGCATCATAAGTTGATTTTTTGATGACGTCGCCACCTTCAAAAATTAACTCAGTGTGTACACCGTATCGGTCAGTCCCTTCGTCTAGCTTAAATGATTCGTGCGTATTGTCTAGCATGGTTCACCTATAAATTAAGAGGGGCATTTCACCCCATCGGCTTAAAAGCTACTCAGGTTTAAGGTGTCAAATCAGCGATTTTGCCTTGAGCCGCAGAAGCACGTACAGTCAACGCACAGTCAGCGGTAATCAAGATTTTCTCACTGTCGCCAGTCTTAGCAAGGTCTTGTTCGACAAAGCCGTCCAAGAATGCCAAATCAAGGTAATCAGTATTTAGCACGTATGCATTTGTTGAACCTACCAGCAAGTAGTGAGGGACAATCGTCAATGCGCCAAAGTCTGACATGTACACATCAGCACCACCAACCACCGCACCTTGTTGCTTACCTTTAACTTCAAAACGATTTTGTGCAATACCTGTGAAGGCAGAGAATCCGACCTTATGAGACGGAGACACAACAACCATTTCAGCAAAAGCGCCGCTGTTGGTGTAGATAGATTGACACACTGCGTCCAACTGGGTCTTAGCAAATGCACGAGCCGTACCAGCGGTAGGAGCTGTCAAAGCCGCGCCAGAAGTCCAAGCCGCTGTTGAACCACCCGCACCGTGAGATGTGTTCAAGTACAACTGTGTACCCAAACCAGCAGATTGACCCGCAATTGAAGTAGTGGCTGCGATAGCCGCTTGGCTAGACAACACCATTGCCTCGATGTCGCGCTTCATTTCAAGCATTTTTTTACCACGGAGATATTTCATCTCAGTAGCACGACCTGCCTTTTTCACGATGTTTGCGCGACGCGATACACCAACTGTACCGTTAAAGATTTGCAGGTGATTACCGACACGCTCTGTAGGCGTTTGAGCCTGCAAAGTAGCGTCGTCACCGTCAATCATTTTATTAGCCGCATTAGCCGCTGCCAAGCTGTCACGTTGCCATTCGTGAAAGTCTGTAATTGCGGTTGCACGACCAAACGCGCTAGTCAAAGGCGTTTCAGTTGGTGATGTATTGAAGATTTTGTCAATCAGGTCTTCGCGGTTACCCTTGAGTGAAGCTTTCTGATATAGGTTTGATGGGACTGCCATGATATTTTTCCTTTAAGATAAATAGGCTGCTAAGTCGCTCAACTTCGCTGTTTTGTTTGAGAATTTACGCTCTAACTCAGGGCGAATACGCTCGTTAGCGGATTGTGTTTGTTTACTTTGCACCCGTGGCGCTGCCTTAGCCTGTTGCGTTACCGCTGGGGCTTTGGATTTCAACTCACGGTATTTTGTAGCGTCTGCCATCATGCGAACTAACCTGTAGTCAGTCACATTAGCGAAGTCCTTAGGCTCATAACCATAGTTCTTCATGACGCTTTCGTATGTCTTTTGCAGCTTTGGTTTATCAAAGCCGTCCTTTTGCAGTTCAGCCCATGAACGTTCTTTAATCTGTTTTAAAGTATGTTCCTGATACTGATTTGCCTGTTCAGATGCGCGCTGTCTCTCAGCTTGAGTTTGCTGCTCTAGCGTTCCGAGTATTTGCTTAATCTGATTTTGACGCTGATTTTCTTGAACCCATGTTGCAGGGTCTTGGGCGGCGAGTTGCGCCATTTCAGCTTCACTACGGAAACCAGCTAATTGCGCGATTGCTTGAGTTGCAAATTCAGCACGTTGCAAATAGTCGTTACGTAGTTCTGAGTGCTTCTGGTGAAACACTTGTACCGCTTGGTTTTCACGCTCTACCAACCCTTGCGTTTTGCGCGTGTAGTCAGCTTGGCGTTGATAACCTTTGATTAGCTCGTCTTTAGTTACCTTGATTTTGGTATCCGAGCCATCTTCACTTTTTACAGTGACTTCTACTTCCTCGGTTGTCGGCTTGGCTTCTTCTTCAGGGTCGCCTTCTGGCTCACCTTCTGTTTCGGCTTCCTCGGTCTGAGGTTCTGCTTCCGAATCGTCGCCATTAATGGTTGATTCGTCAGCCAGCGCTAATTCTTCTGTTGATTCCTCTGGAGGAGTGTCATCAGCTAAAAAATCAGCTAAACTATCTAAGCTTGATTCGGGTGCTTGCGCTTGTCCGTCCATTTGCTTTTTCCTTGGTCAGAATCCCCCTCTATGTCACTAAGAGGGACTAGGCGCGTCTCTCGACGTTTGCCGTTATGGTAAGTGACTACCGTTTAAATCTTACGCAAATACTGTCCTACACGACCTCTAGGTTTTTCCCGTGCAGCTTCTAAATCTATTTTATGCTGTGCAAAGTCGCCAGCACGAACCATACCAGCCAAGTTTTCTTCAAATAACTTAGCTACTTTTTTCATTTGCAGGATTAGGGTTTGACCTTCTTTGTCACGAACCGCGCAGTTTTCCCACTGTTTAACAATGTCGGAGTGCATACGG